TGGGATAGTGAGGGTGTTCGTTATGATGAACCCAAACTCAAGATTATGGGTATTGAAGCAGTCAAGTCATCAACTCCAGCACCTTGTCGTAAGATGATTAAGGATGGTCTAAAGTTGATGATGAATGGTACGGAAGAGGAAGTAATTGACTTTATTGATAAGTCTAGGGAAGAGTTTAAAAAGATGAGACCAGAAGAGATTGCTTTTCCTCGTTCTGTATCTGATGTTGTCAAGTATAAGTCTCATTCTAATATCTACTCTAAAGGAACACCGATTCATGTAAGAGGATCTCTTCTATTCAATTACTACATTAAGAAGAATAAACTAGATCACAAATATTCTCTGATTAATAATGGTGAAAAGATTAAGTTTTTGTATTTGAAAAAACCAAATACAATCCATGAGAACGTAATTTCTTTCATTCAGGATTTTCCACATGAACTTGGAATTGACAAATACATAGACTATGACTTACAATTTGAGAAGTCCTTTGTCGAACCACTGAAAGCAATTCTTGATGCGATTGGTTGGAATGTCGAAAAAACTGTAAACTTGGAATTATTTTTCGTATGAGAGACCAACACACCATTGATGATGAAGAATCTAAAAGAGACAAATGGAATCGAGGATTAGATCTCTTTATTGAGTCTGTGCTTAAACCAGATCCTGCATTAAGGCAGTGTGCTCACAATCAAAAGTGTTATAATGAACTTATGGATGTTCGTAATGATATTCTTGAATACTTAAAAACAAAACGTTGGCAATGAAATTATCTGTAAAAATACATCAACCATTCGGTCCATTTATTATGGAGACTGACTTACCAAAATCTATGGTAGATGCCATTAATCGAAAAACTGAAGAGGTATGTTCCGATCCTAAAGAGATGGAAAAGTATTGTTCTTCAACTGGGAACATTCCAAATCTTCTTCTTAGGGACTTTGAAGTAGTTTATTTTACGGAAGAATTTCTTGAGGAAATTGGATTTAGAAAATTTGTGGAAGAACTTGGAGATTATTACGTTGAACATTCGGTAACTAATAATATAAACTATGATCGTGTAAAATTATCAATCATTGATGGTGGGAAGGATAGGGATCCTTCTTTTAAACATTCAGATGAACTTAGGTATTCTGATGCTTGGGTGAATAGATATTATGCTGGTGATTTCACTCCACTTCACGATCATGGATCTGATCTTGCTGGTATTGTCTTCTTGAAAATACCACGTAATTTAGAAACTGAGCAATTGAGATCTCGTGATAGTGATGGAGAATCTTACAAATCAGGTGGAAGAAATAATGGGAGAGTACAATTCATTTATGGTTGCAATGCACCCTTTTCCCATGATGAGTATGCTCCATCCCAAGAAGTTGGTAAACTTATGTTATTCCCATCGTGGTTGGGTCATTTAGTTTATCCAATGAAAACAACTGAGGAGAGGAGAACTATGAGTTTTAATCTCATATCGGATAGAGAGTATTATCAAAGAGAGGACTTGGACTAATGGATTTTTTAAAGGATGTTGTTAAAGAGATTGGCAATGAATACGCACAAATTGCATCGGACATAGATGAAACAGAAACTTACGTGGACACAGGTTCGTACATCTTTAACGGAGTTGTTTCAGGTAGCATATTTGGTGGTGTATCTGGGAATAAGATTACTGCCATTGCTGGCGAGTCTAGTACTGGAAAAACTTTTTTCAGTCTCGCCGTTGTCAAAAACTTCCTGGATACTAATCCTGACGGTATGTGCATATATTTTGACACTGAAGCCGCTGTTAACAAGTCTCTACTCTCAAGTCGTGGGGTAGATCTTCAACGTACTGTTGTGATGAATGTTGTTACTATCGAGGAGTTTCGTAGTAAGGCACTCAGGATTGTTGATCGATACCTAAAAGATTCTGTAGACGACCGCAAACCACTGATGTTTGTGTTAGACTCTTTAGGTATGCTATCCACTGAGAAGGAGATTACAGATGCACTGAACGATAAGCAGGTTCGTGATATGACGAAATCTCAACTTATCAAAGGTGCTTTCCGTATGCTTACACTCAAGTTGGGTCAAGCAAAAATTCCAATGATCGTTACTAACCACACTTATGATGTCATCGGTTCTTATGTACCAACTAAAGAAATGGGAGGAGGTAGTGGACTCAAGTATGCTGCTTCTACAATCATCCATCTCAGCAAAAAGAAAGAGAAGGATGGAACGGAAGTTATTGGAAACCTTATCAAAGCAAAGACTGCTAAGTCGCGTTTAAGTAAGGAGAATAAAGATGTTACAGTTCGTCTGTATTACGATGAGCGTGGTCTCGATCGATATTTTGGTCTTCTTGAGTTGGGTGAACTGGGAGGTCTGTGGAAAAATGTTGCAGGTCGTTATGAGATAGACGGTAAGAAAGTCTATGCTAAAGCAATTTACAAAGACCCAGAAGCATACTTCACACCAGAGGTGATGGAAAAACTTGATGCAATCGCAAAGAAGGAGTTTAGTTATGGAAACTGATTGTGAGTGCTCAGCACCAGAAGATCGGTCAGTTGAAGTTTTTCCTGGAATGCATGGATTATTTGCAAGTCCAGTTCTTACTTTAAATTTCACTGAGTCTGTTCATGGTATGAATGAGCAATTGGTTGCCGATATTGCAACTGAATGTGAAAAAGATCCGAAAGGAATTGTTCAAAGTAATTTTGGTGGATGGCACAGTAAATATGGGATAGAGAAAGACTATCAAAGTTTTATAAATCTCAAAAGTATTGTCACAGGATTTGCAAATAGTTATTGTGATAACTGTGGATGGGCAAAAGGATTGGAGTGCTCAGATTTGTGGGCAAACATTAATGGACCTGGTGATATTAACTTTCCTCACCAACACAATCTTTCTTCTCTCTCCGCAATATATTATCCAATAGGATGGTTAGATGGTGAAGAGACTTTCTATAATTATCACGAAGAAACTGTCTGGTTACAACCACAAACCTGTAATGGTGTTGACGGAGGATCACTTACATTCTATGATCCTAATCATGGGAAAAGAATCCATCTAGATCCAGTGAGAGACGAATGGCATACGGTAAGTGCTATGCACATATACCCAACTGCTGGTTTACTTATTTTATTTCCGACTTACCTAGTCCACTCTGTGAATCCTTTTAAGGAACCAAACCGCAAACGTATTAGCATATCATTTCAATTTAGTTATGGACAAGATAGAAATTCTGATTCTGAAGAATCTATTGAACAATGAAGAGTATGCAAGAAAAGTTATTCCTTTTTTGAAGAGGGAATATTTTGAAGAATCTTCTGAGCAAATTGTATATGAAGAGATTTCAAAATTTATTAATGAGTATAATAAACTTGCTAGTAAAGAAATTCTTTGTATTGAAATTGAAAACCGAAAGGATGTTAATGATTCATCTTTCAAAGATATCATAACTCTTGTTCAATCACTTGAAGATTCTTCTAGTGAATTTGAGTGGTTGATTAATACTACTGAGAAGTGGTGTCGTGATCGTGCCATTTATTTGGCACTTATGGAATCTATTCATATTGCCGATGGTAATGATGAGAAACAGAATCGTGATGCTATTCCCAATATCCTCTCAGATGCTCTCGGTGTAAGTTTTGATAATCATGTTGGTCATGATTACCTCAATGATTATGAAGAAAGATTTGAGTCATACAATCGGAAAGAAGATAAAATTCCATTTGGTCTTGAGTACTTTGATAAAATTACAAAGGGTGGTCTTCCCAATAAGACTCTTAATATTGCACTAGCAGGAACAGGTGTTGGTAAGTCTTTGTTCATGTGCCATATGGCCAGTTCAGTTTTGTTTAGTGGACGAAATGTTCTATACATTACGATGGAGATGGCAGAGGAAAAAATTGCTGAACGTATTGATGCAAACCTTTTGAACGTACCAATTCAGGAGATAAGTAATCTGCCTAAAGTTATGTTTGAGGATAAGGTGACAAAACTTGCACAAAAAACACAAGGTCAACTTATAATTAAAGAATACCCAACTGCGAGCGCACATAGTGGACATTTCAGAGCACTTCTTAATGAGCTTGCACTTAAGAAGTCATTTAGACCTGATATTATTTTCATTGATTACCTTAATATATGTGCTTCCTCACGGTATCGCCAGGGTGGCTCTATCAATTCATATTCATATATTAAGTCTATTGCAGAAGAGCTTAGAGGGTTGGCTTGCGAAGCCTCGGTCCCTATCGTATCTGCCACCCAGACCACTCGTTCTGGTTATGGTAGCTCTGACGTTGACCTTACTGACACTAGTGAGTCCTTTGGTCTCCCTGCTACTGCTGATCTTATGTTTGCCCTTATTAGCACTGAGGAACTTGAACAACTCGGACAAATTATGGTGAAACAATTGAAGAACAGATACAATGATGGAAATGTAAATAAAAGATTTGTAGTTGGTATTGATCGTGCCAAGATGCGTTTATATGATTGTGAGCAATCTGCCCAGAATGACATCCTTGACAGTGGGCAGGATGAGGAGTATAATGATGAGGAACACAATGCTAAAAAATCCTTTGATGGATTCAAGTTCTAATGTATTCTGTATTTAATCCACGTGGTCAAAAAATTGCTGATTGCGGTGCTCATCGAGATGCTGTAAATCTTGTTAACATGAGAAACTGTAGATGGGATGGACATTTCTATCAATTCAAACCAGTCTATGAAATTGTAGATGCAGAACCATTTTCACAAAATCAATTACCAACTAAAGATATTGTTGTCAATATGGACGGTGGTGTTGGTGGTAGTTGGGCAGAGGTAGAATACATTGAAGTCCAAGGACAAAAATTACAAATACAACAATCCGAACAACCCAAATTAGACTTATGAGTAAAGTAAACACTGATGCATATCTTGAGTTTGTGAATGCCGTCACATCTCAACCTAGTAAAGATGCTGATGCCTTTGAGTATCGTATTCAAGAACTTCGTGGAGAAGGATTTGAAACTTGGAGACTCTTGACTGCTGCTGTAGGAATGTCTGCTGAGGCAGGTGAGTTTACTGAAGTTGTTAAGAAGATTATCTTCCAGGGCAAACCAGTAAATGAAGAGAATATGTTTCATCTAAAACGTGAACTTGGGGACATCATGTGGTATGTTGCTCAGGCATGTATGGGTCTGAATATTTCTCTTGATGAAGTCATTGAGATGAACGTGGATAAACTCAAGTCTCGTTATCCTGGTGGTGAGTTTGATGTCCACTATTCTGAAAATCGTAAAGATGGAGATCTGTGAAAGATTTAAAAGTTCCATTTGCAATTGTTTCTTTCCTATTGGTTCAGGGAGCAGGTGCAGTATGGTGGGCATCTCAAGTTGATGGAAGAGTCAAGTCTCTCGAAGCAGAGAGTCTAAATCTTGCCAGAGAAAATCGTAGGTACATTGAGCAAGTAATTCAACCATCCTACGGGATCAGTAAAAATTGGAACAATCAATACCATGACGAATGGGTTCTAAAGGGAGGATGGAAATGAATAATGTTTGAAGTTTATGATAATTTTTTAAATTCGAGAGATTCTTCTGCTATAGCATCTGCTCTTGAACATAGTGAGTTTCCTTGGTATTGGAATTCATACATTACTCGTGAAGAAGAATTAAAAACATTTGGTCAATTTACGCATACACTTTATAAACAAAATCGTGGTATAATCAGTGAATGGCATAATACCTTTACTGGTTCCGTTATGAATGGAATAGAGAGACTCTATCCAGACAAAAATATCTTGCTCCTTAGATCAAAAATGAATCTAAATTTGATGCGAGATATTAATGAACCTATCGGAGAATATCATACTGATTGGACTTTTCCTGGTTCAATACATAGAACAGCAATATATTATTGCAACACCAACAACGGATTCACTGAATTTGAAACTGGAGAACAATTTAATAGTGAATTTAATCGTCTAGTTATTTTCGATGGTAGAATTAAACACATGGGATATACTTGTACGGACCAACAAACAAGAGTTGTTTTAAATGTTAACTATCTTCTAATGGAGTATGAAACCTATGAGTAAAAAATCATTTAAGAACAAGCATAAACAGCAATGGGAGTGGGAAGAAACTCCTGAGACTAAGGCAGCAATTGCTGCTCTTCATGAAGGTATTCGTCAACGTAAACTAAAAGACGAAGACGACAAATTTAATTACGATACATCTGGAAAATGAAATTACTTACACTAGACGACTATCAAAAAGCAGGTGAAACATTCTGGCCAAAGTATTGGTACGTTGCCAGAGAACTTGGTGAAGGTGCTAAGACAGAAGATATTCTTAAATGTATGGA